CGAATGATGTGACTGTATGAACGACTGTGAATGTTGGTTTCAAAGAATGTCCAGTTGTAGACCAAAGCTTCCAGCTCAGGAATACTGATCACTGGAGTAAAAATCTGACTGGGGCCGCGGCCTTGTAGACTGTCCAAAGCAGTTTGACGCAGCAGGTTGCTGGTAAAAATGTGTCGCACTGTGTCAGAAGAATCTTTGAAGTCTTGTGCGTCTTTGGTCAGTGAGATTTCTTCAGGCACCCAAAAAAATCCTCTAGCCTCTTGCTCAAATTTTACCAGTTTGTTGTATTTGACTTCTTCAAAACGCTGAATGGTCACAGGCCCAGCAGCATCCAAAAACATTTTACGTTGTAGATAATCAGTGCGTGTTGCCAGATTGTATTGTTGTTTGCTCATGCGGTTGCTCCGTTTTTTGTATTCAGTTGGCCTGGTGTGATTACCAATGCCGGATGGTATTTGCTATAATGAACAGGCAAGTGACAACATGTATCACTATCCAGAACGTTTTGAGAACCAACGCCACTCGAGCTTCTTTGAGTGTGAGTATGGGCACGTCGGGTCTGTCATGGTCAGTTTGTCCCATCACGTGTCCAGTGGCCCTGGCCCAGATGCGTTCAATGCTGTTCATAGCTTACAGGACTCGCAGTCCTCGATGTCTTCCAACACTTGTTCAGCGGCTGCGGTTACAAAGTCATTGACAGCATCAAGATCTTGACTCTTGGCACCTTGCTTGTTGATCAAACTGTAGTAGAAAGTCTTGATGCCCCAATGATGACTCAGCATCAAATTGCGAGCAATCAAGGTGGTGGGCACTTTGCGACCTTCAAAGTGTGCGGGGTTGTAGAACGTGTTGGTCGAAATACTTTGGTCAACATAGGCCTGTAGCACTGATGCGGTCTTGAGATAACCCGAACAATCAGTTTGATCCCACATCAACTGATAACGATTCTTTAGTCGATGGTATTCTGGCACTACCTGTGTGAGTGATCCTGCTTTGCTTTCTTTCACAGTGATCAGGCTCATGGGCATCTCAATGCCGTTGGTTGAGTTGATCACCACCGAACTGGATTCTACAGGGGCAATGGCCATCAGTGTGGCATTGCGAACTCCATGCTGCTTCATTTGTTCACGCAGGGGTTCCCAGTCTAGCTCAGGCTGAAAGTTCGTGAGTTCGTTGACCCCGGCGGCTCGTCGCTCCCATGGGAAGATACCCTGACCATACCGGGTTCTCGCCGAATCTTTACAAGCACCACGTTCACGAGCCAGTTCCACGGTAGCTTCCGTAAGGTAGTATGCTTGGTGCTCCATCCAACTTTTAACCTCGGCCAAAGCATCCGCATTACCGTATTGGAGTCCGCGCTTGGCATGCCAGTAAGCAAGGTTAGTAACGCCGATGCCAAGCGGCTGAATTTCGTCATTTGATAACTGGCTTTGGATCGATAAGAAGTCTTGGTAGTCCAAGATATTACACAACGAACGCTGAAGAATGCGACAAGCACGACGCATATCCTCAGGATTGCGGAACGCACCCCAGTTGATCGAACCGAGCGTACAGAGCGCGATCCGTCCTTCCGCATCGTCCAGGCGTTTGAACGGTTTTGTGGGTAAGAGAATTTCACAGCAAAGGTTACTTTGGTAAATGGTGTGATACTCAGGATCAAAAGGACCTTGATTCATCACATTGTCAATGAACACTAGATAGATACGACCAGTGTCTGTTCGCTCCTTAAGGATGCCAGATTTGAATACCTCTTCTGCAGACATAGTCTTCTTCCGGAGGTCAGATCGTGCTTCATAGCGCACATAGAGATCCTCAAAAAGAGCAGTGTCTCGGTAGAAGGCTTCATATAGGTCAGGAACTTCATTAGGGTCAAAGAATGTTATGTTTTCTCGGTTGCGGAATCGTCTCCAGAAGAAAGCACTAAGCACAACCCCATAATCCATATGACGGACTCGGGTTTCTTCGGTGCCTTGATTGTTCTTAAGCACGATAAGATCATCAAACTGATGATGCCAAATTGGATAAAATACAGTAGCACTAGCGTTGCGAATTCCACCTTGTGAACAACTCCTTAAATCACCGAACCATTTTTTCAAAAATGGTATCATGCCGGTGTGCATGATTTCGCCACCGCGGATGGGACTACCCAGGGGGCGCAATCTTCCTATTTCCAGACCAATGCCAGCACGTTTGCTGGCATACTTGGCCATCATTTCCCCAGACGCAAAGATTGAGTCGAGATCATCGTCTGAACGGATAAGAACGCAACTAGAGAACTGCTTGGTAGGAGTGCCAAGTCCTGCAAGCACTGGTGTCGCAAGTGTGAATAGTCCATCGCTGGCCGCGGTGTAATACTCTTTGATGTAGCGCATGCGGGCAGTGTTGGGCTCTTCTCGGTGAAACACTGTGGCAGCGGCCACCAGGTAGCGTACTTGCGGAGTTTCATAGATTTCCTTTGTGGCTCGATTGCGCACAAGATATTTTTCAATCAATTGCTCAATGGCAGCATAGCTGTATTGTTCATCTTTGCTGTGATCAATCATGTCGTTCATACGATCCCAGTCAGCTTCTGTGTACCACACCAACAGTTCAGGAGTGTACAGTCCCACTTCAACATTGCGTCGCACAATGTCATACAAACGCGGAGGTTCGTATTCACCGTACACATCTTTGCGCAACATGCTGAGTCGCTGTTTGCCAGCCACGTATTGGTAATTGGTATGTCCTACATCAGGGTTTGACTCAATGTCAATCAAGTCAACTATGGCTCGCAGGGTAATACCGTCAATTTCCTTGGTAGTGATCCCGTCGTAGAAATGTAGTTGAGTTCTAATTTCTATCATGCTTTGGCTTACATCTGCGATACCTGAGCATACTTTGGCAATTTGTGCCTGCCATTTTTCTAGGCTGAGTGGCTCTTTGCGTCCACTGCGCTTGACTACATTGATCTGTTGCATTGAATTTTAGTATAGTTGTTGTTTGATTTCAACTTGGTGAAGTTGATTACGAAAGTTTGTGGATCCGAGGTTGGTATTTACGATGATATCTCTTTCCCAATTCAATATATATTTTTCTTGGCCAACTAGGACTAAATTGCCTTGATCTATTTCTACAATTTTGGCGTCAGCGATGTCATCTCGATCCAAGAGCACAATAGTATACAGTATTCCCAATGCTCGAGCAATATCGCAGTACATGTTATCGTCCAAAAGCTGCCAGGGATCAGGCCAAGTGTGCCGATCGTGCCAGTGAAGATAATAGGCTTGCCAAGGAGACGCCAGCCACCATTGATTGACCTGCTGTAAGCATTCAAGAACTGGCAGTTGCTTGGCCTGTTGGCGCATGGCATACCAGCTTTGTAATCGCTGATCAAAACTGGCTGACCACATTAAGCCAAATAGGTAACTGAATAGTAAAGAAAACCAGTGAGTCCAGTAGAGGATGACGTATAGCTCACCGAAACAACACTGCCAGATTCTGATGCTGACATAGTGACTCCAGGATCTATGTTCACCAAGGCGTTGTCATTCACTGCCAGGTCGCCGCCTGATCCGTCGGTACTGGCTACCACTGTCAACGTGCCAGTTTTGGTTTTGGTATCTCGCACAATGGTATAGTCCATCTGAAACGCACGAACCTTGGCACTGTTCACTGTGAACACAACTTCGGTAAAATTGTCGTCAACAAAGAAACGTTGGCCAGTTTCTCGAACATAGTTGCCTTGTTTGATAGACTCTGCATTTTCATAGGCAATGCTGGCGGTAAAATTTAAATCAATTCGAGCATAGGTGTTGCTGAATGCCGCAGTTCTTTGAAACATGTCACCAATGCTGACATTGTTATCGTTTTCAATGTTGATAATTGATGTGGCAGGACTGGTTGTAGCCCCAAAATGATTGCCAACACCCAAGAAAATATTGTACATGCTGACACACAAGTTCACACCTGGCTCAAAACTGATACCTTGAGCATAGATGTTGTCAAAACTGTTGCCAACAATTCTGAACCCAATGGGCCCACCATTGACCACGCCACCCAGCCCCAGCATGACTCCTTGGTACAAGGTATCAAAGTTACTGAGAGTAACAGTGATTCCTTGGCACTGATTGGGAGTTGAAAAGGCGTATGTGGTACCGCCAAATTGGCAGTTGGTCCATGTCACATTGTTTGTGATCAAACTCAGTGTGCTTTCAATGCGAACGCAGGCTGTGTCATCGGTATTCACAGTCAAATCGGCCTGGGTCAGCGGGCCTTGAAAACTAACATTGTTGAAATTACAGTTATTGGCATCTTCTACAATGAATACATCTACCACATCCAAGCTTTCAAAACCCAACTGTGCTATTTCAATGTTGGTAGGCGGTGTTGCTCCGTTGTTGCCAATGTTTACCCCGTATTGCTGTAGGCTGTCGCCGTATCGTGCCACACACTCATTGAGTGTGCTGGTTGGGCTGGTAGAATCCAGCACAATCACTGAGCTTCTGGCACCTTCGCCGTACAGTCTGGCATATGAAGGAATGACCAAAGCTTCAGTTATTAGATATCGTCCAGCAGGAAAAAACAAAGCACGACGAATCTGTGGGTTGGTTTCTCTACAGTACAGTTCATACAGTGCGCGATTAATGGCCAGCGTGTCGTCTGTATCACCGTCTCCAACCGCACCAAAATCTTTGACACTGGCCCATTGGTCTAGCCATGTTTGTAGACTTTGAGTAACCGGTGATCCCGAAGTAGGGCCAGTTTGTACTATATAACCAGCAGCAGCACCTTGATAGGTGTAAAGAGCACTGAGCGCCAAAATGTCACTGAATTCAGTCAAAATTTCAGTGTTGCCAATGACCGGAGCACCTTCCTGTAAGGTGCCATTGCCGATAAACAGTCTGCGAGTATCGGTACACCAGCCCAGTTCAGCTCCGGCCAATTGTGGTAGGTTTTCAGTGAGTCCCAGTCGGTTAGTTATTTGTGAAATTTGTACTATGGCCACAGTGGTTGTCCTTGCGTTTGTGTATATTTAGCGCATAAGGTAGTATAGTTCCACACGCTTCAACCACTGTTGAGTCCAATGTTCAAATTCTTGATCTGCTATTTCAAACTCCAAATACTGGGGTTTTTCAGGTGTGCCATCGCTGCCCGTTTTTGGCTGACAGGCCATCAAAATCACGCCGTTTTTAATGTCAGTGCCGTGGGTGTCGTTGTGAGCAGCAGCATAGGCAGCCAGTTGTAAAAAGTAATCTTCAATCCACTCACGTTTCTTGGGTCGGTTGGTCTGTTTGAAATCAATGATTGCTGGGCGTCCTTTCCACAGTCCCACACAGTCTGAGGTTCCAGCATAAAGTCCGCTGTAGTACAGCGGTACTTCAGTGCCCCAGTATTCGGTGACATGGCACAGGCCTTGTAAAATCACTTCAGCTGCCATAAACCAGCTGGCATGAGCATAGGGATTGCCCGGCAACGGTTTCATGTCTTCGCTGAGAATATAGTGTTCCAGATAGGCATGCATTCTTGTGCCACGATTGGCAGCTTCGGTGGTGATTTGCTGTGCTTGCTGTTCGCCCACTCTAGCACGCCAGTTGGCCAAAGCCTGACGCTTTTCTTCTGGTTTGGTACGCTCTAGAATGTGAGTAACTGACGGCACACGCGATCCATCAGGCAAACAATAGTGACGCTTGCCATCCACTGTGGTGCGATCCAGTGGCGCATAATTGTAACGTTGGGTAATCATTGATTGGATTGTTTTATACTCTAAAGCTCTCGCCACAGCCGCAGCGATCACGTTCATTGGGATTGCTGAATTCAAAACCTTCGTTCAGTCCTTGACGCACATAGTCTACTGTGACTCCATTGAGATACACTTCATGTCGCTTGTCAACCAAAACTACAAAACTGTCTTGCGCAAAATTGATTGTGGCTGAATCATCGGTTTTGTATTCTTTGACATACTCTAGCACATAGGCCAAGCCACTACAACCAGTGGTTTTTACGCCAAGTCTAATGCCTGCGTATCCTTTGGTTGCTAGAAGTTTTTTTATTTTTGATTTGGCTGGATCAGTGAACGAGATCATGGCGTTTTTTGTAATCTTCTACTGCCGCCTTAATCGCGTCTTCTGCCAATATGCTACAATGTATTTTGACCGGAGGTAGGGCGAGTTCTTCTGCAATCTGACTATTCTTAATGCTTCCTGCTTCATCAAGAGTTTTACCTTTGACCCATTCTGTAATAAGAGAGCTAGATGCAATCGCCGACCCGCAGCCATACGTTTTAAATCGCGCATCTGTGATTACTCCGTCTGTTACTTTTATTTGAAGTCGCATTACATCACCGCAAGCTGGTGCCCCTACCATCCCAGTGCCTATGTTTTTGTCATCCTTAGAGAACGAACCCACATTACGTGGGTTTTCGTAATGATCAACAACTTTGTCTGAGTATGCCATAGTCGTCCTTTTATCATAGAGTGTAGCATGATGCTACCCTCAAAGTCAAATTATTTGCTTGATCTTTTCAAGGCCGATTTGGCGGCTTTGGCCACAATTTGTTCGGCTTTGTCCACTGGCATTTCAACTGGTTGTTCTTGACCAGTTTTAAAAGTGATTTTGGCAGCATTGGGCTCCATGGGATTGAGCACAGCATTCAGTGGAGGCTCTCCAGCCATTTGTTGTAGCTGATCCACAGTGATTTCAGCGCCCAAAGTCTGAGCCATGTTGATAAAGGCATCAGTGCTGTAGTCAGGTTTGGCGCCAGTGTCTTTGGCCCTGGCTCGCAGCAGATTGGCCAACGAAAACACTTTGGTCACCGTTGGATTGGTAACCTCATTGATTTTCATTTTCTGCGCTCACGTCCCAGTGCTGCTCGTGGCGGTGCGGGCTCTTCGACATCCATGTCTACATCCAGTTCTTGATCAATGTCTGGGGTGTCCATGTCTGTGTCAGCTGGTGGCATTTGACCTGGCAATCCACCTGGTGCTGCGCCTGGCATGGCTGGTGCAGCCATGGCTGCTCCTGGCTGGCCTGTGACCACTCCCAAGGCTGTGTCTAGTTGCTGTTTGCTGCCTTGGAGGCTTTGAACCACAGCACCCAATGCGGCACTGGCATCGTTGTTGAATTGTGCTGCTTGATCTGGACCAATTTGATTTTTGATCTGGTCAACCAAAGCAGGCAGTTCTTTAAACTGCATCTCTGTAGCGTCTTCGATCATGCCTTGAACATTGTCTACCATGTCCTGAGCTGCCAGCACCACTTGAGCTTGTTGAACTTCACTTTCAGTCAGTCTACGCTGACCTTCGTTCATGGTTGGATTGGCTGCTTGTTGTTGAAGGCTTCGTAGTTGCTCTTCAATTTGATTTTTTTGATCTCGCAACTCTTTGATACGTTCATTGATTTCTTTGCGTGCTTGTTGAATTTGAGCAGTGCGCATGGCAGCGGCCTGAGCTGGCGACTGCTGGTCTTGTTCACGTAAACGATGAGTCAACGCCTGCTCCATCATGACCAGTTTGAGGTAGGCTGGATTGCGTTCACTGCGATGAAAATCCCGGCTGGCACGATGTTCTTGAATCAACCCCCGCACACGATTTAACATCCCACGAGCCTGCGTCTGGGGTATCTTGGAAAAATTAACCTGTTGTTCAAAATAACTTTCAAACACTCGACTCACTTGTTTTGCTGTCGATGTAGGTGCCAGTTCAGTTAGTTTCATTTGAGAATCCTCTAATTTGATAGTATTTAGCCTGGGATATACATTTTTCCAGTTCGTTGTTGACCGCTGACAACTGCTGTCTTTTGTGGGACAGTTTGTAGTTGATGGTTTCCCATTGAGCACCATTGCTGGTTCGATTGGCCACAGCTGATCTTACTTCTATATCGTTGTGATATCGTGTGCTAATTGTTTCCAAAGACAGTATTTGATTGGCCAAGTTGATATGATTGATTTTATCAGCTATACACCATGCCAGTGCAGTACGAGACTGTCTAAAAGTTTCTAGATGTTCGGCCGATTTGATCACTGTGTATCCCTGCCGGCGTTTTTCTATACGATAACGACCAAACACATTGAATCCTTGATCGTCGGGTATGATCAATCGATCCATCAATGCAGGCAGCTCGCGCTGAGCAAACTCAGCCAGTTTGTTTTGATATTTCATATGAATACGTATTGTGACAGTAGCCATCCCACAGTTGCTACCAAGAACCCAATGATGCCAATGCCCCAGTTAACCAGTCTGTCTTGGTTTTTTTCTGACATTTGTTGTACACAGTCTTTGACTGTGGTCACAGTGGAGGCAACTGTATTGAGCTTGGTTTCCAAAGAATCTAGTTTTTCTTCAAGAAACTTGTAGCGTTGAGCACACAATTCAACGTGTGCTTCAAGGCTCTTTTTTTCTATTTCAGTGGTTTCGCTCATGTTGTATTTAACTGATTTCAAACCAAATGTTCTGTTCTGGTATCAGTGTCATGGCCAGGCCAGGCTGTTCATCCAGCCCATGGATCATGGGCGTGCCTATACAACTCTGTTTCAAAACTCCCAACTCGTCGGTGCCTGTTCTAAATATGCCTTCAAATTCTGTTTCAAATTCAAAACTCCATGTGCCGTGATCTGCGTTGTGTACTGGCAGCGACAAGTTTTGTGGTTGTGTGTAAAGACCAATGATCTGAGTCAGTGTTTCGTAGTTTCGCTGCTGGTTTCGACGTCTGACCCATTGTGCTTGATTGCCGTCGCGAAAATGCCCTGTAACACCAGTGGCAGTACAATCAAACTTGGTTGTTATTTTTACTTTCAAGCCCACTGGATATTTACGGGCAAAAACAAACCCCGGAACAAATCCGGGGTTGTTGAGCAAGCTAAGTCTTTAAATCAAGAAGTAGCCAGTTTGAAACCAACTGTAACAACGTTGCCAGTTTCAATACCAATATTGACACCGCCAGTGGCGTTGGCTTCTTGAACTTGAGCTGCCAGTGTAGCTGCTGTGTAAGCACCAGTTGGGTACACAGCAAGGCTCAGCTGAGCACCGTTGACCTGATACATGGCCACAGTGCCTTTGATTTGAACTTGCTGAATAACGTTGGCCAGATAGCCACCGGTATTACCAGTGGTGTTCAAGCTTGCGTTGGCTGTGATTGTGAAAAAGTCCAGTTTTGGACCTTGGGGTTGAACAGGCAAACCTGCCAAGCTGGTAGCACCGGCGATTGGGCCGTCTTGTGTGTCCAGGTTGAATACTGGTTGTAGTGTTCCGTTAACTGCTGCAAATACTGCCATTTTTTATCTCCTAATGTGTGGGCTTTTGCCCTACTGTTATTTACCAAATTGATTTAAATTTCCGGGTTACAAGCGTCCTACTACCATTTCTATAGTGCCTTGCTCGCCCTCAAAATCTGTCAATGCTTTGCCTAGCACAGTGCCTGGACGATATGACAGTGTGTCAAAGTTTTCAGCGCGAGCACGGCCATTGCCAGCACCGACCAACATGTCACCGCGTTTGACAGTGCCCTGTACTTTTACTGGTACTCTGCCTTGAAGAGCAACTGGCACAGTGTACTTGCCGTTCACAGCATTTTCAGTCAGTGTGTTGTTCATCAAGTAAGCAGGATTGGTCGAAACTACTCCTGCCACTGTGCTGTCCAAATCTTTGACAGTGAGTGTAACTTCTTGAGCGCCGCCAAAAGATATCACAGTGCCTGGTTCGTATTTGGCATCTGAGTAATACATTTCAGCCAAGTCAGCGTATAGAGCTGTGGTGGCTTGAGCAAATACTTGATTGAAATAACTAGAAGACGATCCAATATTGCCCACACCATTGCTGCCGCCGTTGAGTAAAGCAATAGCATTGCCATTGGTATTAATAGACAGTGTTCCACCAATGGTTAAATTACCAGTGCTGGGTAAGAAACTAAACGCTGTTGCCGAAGTACGCACATTGGCTGTCTGTAGTGACCCAGCAGCTCCCACAAACACAGGATACATTGTGGCAGCCGCGCTGTTGTCAGTGGCGTTGATGCCTGTGCTGGGACCTGTGGGACCTTGTGGTCCTGTGGCACCTGTGGGTCCTTGTGGTCCTTGCGGGCCTTGTGGTCCTGTGTTACCAATGGGTCCAATGGGACCTTGTGGTCCTGTGGCACCTGTGGGTCCTTGTGGTCCTTGCGGGCCTTGTGGTCCTGTGTTACCAATGGGTCCAATGGGACCTTGTGGGCCTTGTGGGCCTTGTGGTCCTGTATTGCCAATGGGGCCAATGGGTCCTTGTGGTCCTTGTGGTCCTGTGAGGCCAATGGGTCCTTGTGGGCCTTGT